GTAGGAAGATCGATAGATGTTTCCGGAATGGACTCTCTCCTGGCATCATCCACGCTGGAGCATCTCTTCATCAGAATGTATCAGTCGTATGCACCCAACCGCGACAAAATCACGCTCCGTCTAAGCCTTGTGGAAGTCATTGTAATCAGCAAGTTCGTGCTTCCCGGCATGATGGCCGAAACGGGCACGCTGCCGTTTTTTGTGGCTTCGGAAATCAATGAGACCATCGACCACTGGGGCGAACGGGAGGTGAACCTTTACAACAGTATGAAACCGCAAAACTGAAACAACCATGACAAACGATGATTTGAACCACCTTTATGATGTGATGATCGACTATTACCACTTCACATCGTTCAAGCAGAAGACCCGCCGCCGCTGTGTGGTTGAGAAGAAGATGATGTTCGCGCTGATTGCGAGACGGCACGGGGCCACCCTGCCCCAAATTACGGATTTCTTCGGATGGGTGTCGCATGCCACCGCCATCAATGCCGTGGAGAAGATGGGCAGTTTTGTGGAGATATATCCGAAGTTCCGGCAGCAGCTGGCGGACATCGAAAGGCAGTACTCGGTGTATATGCAGATGAAGGCGCTTGCAGCGTGCAGCGACTGATTCAGGAAAGTTATGAACATATTGAAGACCAACGCCCGCCAATCAGCGGGCGTTTTTGTATTTTTGCAGCGAATAACAATATCTTTATGGCAAGGAACAGACTGAACCACTTGATTTACTGCAAGAAAGTGGTGGAAATCGTGAACAAGTATTACGAGGAAGGGTGGACCACCTATGCCGCCGTCTGGCGCAAGTATGTCAACCCGGTCTATCCGATGAGCTACGCCACCTTCATCAAAATCATCAATATGTCGGGACTTGACCGTCAGATTGAGGAGGCGGAGGCCAAAGCTGCCAGCGAGCAGGCCCGCAGACTTACCATCAGTCGCCGCCAGCTTTCACTTTTTGATTAGTTAAAAGTTCAGGGTTGCTGGGTGGTAACCGGTTCTGTTGTCTCCTCAGACGTTTCAGTTGGAGTTTCAACTGGAGTGGATGATGCGGACGGTTCACGCTTTGACACTACCGGATTGAGGGTCACGTACCGTTTTCTCGGCACAATTACGTTGCCATCCACTCCGGTCATCGGTGTGTTGGCCGAATTGTCCGTTACCTTGCAGATGTATTCCTCCACGCTGTCCACAAACCTTTCGTGGTTGTGGTTGGGGATGGTTTGGGTGCGCATCCACGTGTTGGTGTTTGGTGCGGAGAAACCCTGTAGGGCGGCCACCACACTATCCACAATATCGAGGTAAGCCAGTGCCAATTCCTGTTCTTCGTCCGGGGTGTAGTCGGCGGTGAGGGCGTGCCACTCGGTGACGATGTGCAGGCGGGTGGTAAGATCGGCATCCTGCACGCGGTTGCCCAAAGTGCGCCATTGCAGGGGCAGGAACTCCACGAAGACGGCAGGTGTCTGGAATGGGGTCTCCTGTTCTATGAACTCCACCTGCTGGTTCCAGAGGTCGAAATGTTTGAAGAGTGGTTCGTCATCCGCACCGGGGATGTTCTTCAGACGGTCGATGATGGCCAAATAAAGCTGCTTTTTCATTTGTTTAAAGATTTGATGTATTCCGAAATACGTTTGTCAATGATGTCGAACATCTCTTTGGAATCGCCCATAAACTGACGTTTCCATGCTTTGTATGCGTAGCCTTTAACTTGGAAGCGTTTGTTTTTCACGCTGGTTCTGTGATGTGGTCTCACATATTGTATTCCGCCCTCGTTGTGGACACGGGCGTATGCAACCTTTTCGTTGCCAGCGGCAATAATCACCTCCTTTTCGGTCACCTTGATAGGCCTGATGGAATTTTTAAGGTTTCCTGACTCAACCAAGGTCGAGCCTGTTGTTTTGTGAGTGCGTTTCCATGGTCGTCCGTCAAAGGCCTTGTGTTCAAAACGTTCTTTGAAGTATTCTGTGGCGGTTTCAGCGATGATTTCGGCGCAATCCGGAAGGAGTTCTTTCCGGATAGTCTTCATTTTGTCGGCGAATTGCTCGGGGGTCATATTAGTGTTTTTTCTTGATATACTTTTCTGCAATACATTGGCAATAATCCTTCCAAAACTTCTGTGTCCATCCATCCGTCACACCATACCACCATCTTTTTTTGTATTTGCCATACCAACGATAAATAATCAGTCTGTCATCCTCTCGCTCAGGATGTGGCAGTATGTGCAAGACGTGGGCTGTGCAAACGCAATGTTCCGCCCTTTCGTCATAAAAATAGTATTTCTTACCAACTGTAATATCCATAAATTCTGTTGGTTTTGTATTTTTGTGGGCAAAAAACAGTTTTAATGATAACATACGAAGATAAAGATACCGTTTTGCGGGTTATATGTGAAAACAACCTTCAGACAGAGATGTTGTTGCCTGTCAACAGAAAAGTCTTTGTTGATGCCACTGGACTGGACGAGCAAACTGTTCACTCGGTTCTCTGTCATTTCCAGTCGTCAGGATTGATCTCGCGTTTGAATTACCGGTTCAACGCTGATTCATTCTATATGGTTGTGCATACAAAGGCTGCGGATATTTTCCGCAGAGGGGGCTTTGCCATGAAAGAATACCTTCTTGAGCAGGAAGTGGAAAAACTTCTGCTTGAGGTTGAGCGACTGAAGCCGAGCCTTGGAGATAAGATAGAAAAAATCAGCACCATTGTCTCCAACATCGCCAACATCATTAAGCCGTTTTGATTCGTCAGGCTTGTCGCAACAGGCGTTGAGCCGGTCCAGAAACTCGTCCAAGAATGTTTTAGCCCCATTCGGGATACACTCAAATGCGGTGGATTGCTGGTAATAGATTTTGCCGTTTTCCTCTATGGAGAGCGTCCGTACCCCGTTTTCCAGTATATCTCGGATGGTGATTGTCTCTTCCGATTTGTCCGCTATCAAGACGGATTTGCTGATATGTCCCATAATTTTTTTTGTTTTAGGTGTTTGTTTAATGAGATTTTTGTATTTTTGCCACGAGTTTATGCAGGCCGTAAGATGAAGCAATCCTCAGGGGATGGAGGAAGGGGTTAAATTATCCGGCTAATGACATGCACAGCCTGCATAAACTAAATCCCCTTTTTCATTATCAGTAGCCCTCTTCTTTTGTTAGCATCTCGAAGTTGATACCATGATTTGAAAACAAAATCATTAGCCATAATTTTACAAGAAACGACCAATATAGTGTCTTTATAGTACTTGATAATAGTATAATTTGAAAGCTGCATGTCATTCACTTTAAAGTCCTTTTTTTCTCTTCCCAACCATACTTCATCCGGATTTTTGGCCACTTCAAAAATATTGGGTAAGTATTCCGCTCGGAATGCTCGTTTTTTTACTTTGTCGGTAGTATGTGTGTCGAACGAAGTCCTGTCCATCTTCCACTTCCTGCCGTTGTAGTCCTCTATAACTAAATATTCTTTCCCATCAATAATTTGCTTGTGGGCATTCCAGAACTCCTCGGCGGTGCCTTCATACTTTTTGGATTCACCTTCGGCCTGCTGCTGCAGCTTTTTGATTGAGTTCTCAAGTCCCCATTTGTCGGGTTTCACCTTGTCCATATAAGCGGCGGCATTGTCGGGGAATTTGCGTATATACATCTGGTTGGCATCAAACACAAGTCCTTGCTTTGCCCGGTTAATGTCCCAGTGCTGGGCTTCGGCATTCTTCCAATCGGCGGTGTTCATATACTGTGCCACCTTCTGGTGCTGCGACTCTTCGGTAATGCCATCAACCTCGTGTTGCATTTTGGGAACCACACTGCAGCGACAATGCCATCCGTTAGGCGGATAGATACGATCCCACAACGGGTCGTCGTGACGCAGTATCAACCCATTCAGTGCGGCATGTTCCTCTCGCACTTTTTCATCACCGACAGTTTTGTACTGCCAATAGGGAAATAGTTTGGTTTTGCTTTTTAGCCTGCGGTAAGAGCTTGCGCTTTCAGCACAGTTAATAGCTGAATAGTATTCAGTCTGCTGCCATTTTTTGTTGAATGTGTCGGTGATTTTTTCCGCACGCTTGCGGAAATCGCTGTAGTCTTTTGCCTCGTTCAGTGCCTGGCTCAACGCCTGCACCTCCGCCAGTGTCTTGGCAGCGGAGAAATGGAACAGGTTCTGCTCCAAGGCGGTGCGGAACACATCATCAGGAGCATCGTAGGCAATCTGGTTGTATGCGCCTGGTTTAGGATTGATGAATGTTTTATCCAAGGCACTAATCAAGTCGTCGGATATGAAGCGGAAAAGTTCCGTATCCCAATAGTAAGATTCTCCATTCCAAACCCGCTGAATGAGGTTTTCATTCAGACTCAGTCTGTTTGTCACTGTGCGGGCTCTTCCACTCAACTCCCCCTTTCCGGGGGACGGCACGAAAAAAGAGTGGATCCTTTCCAGCAGGTTTTTCGGTTTCCGAGGCTGCATTTCACCGTCCTTTAACGGGTTCTGCAACTGCGTTTCAAAGGGGTTGAAACTGTGTTGAATGCGCATTTCCTCCTTGAGTTCCTCGTAGTTTTCTGGCTTTGGAATGTCGAACTCTTCGTAGATGAAGTCGTCGTCAACCGGAATGCGGTCGGCAATGGAGTTGATGACGTTCCATTTGCACTGGAGGCTGTTCCAGTCCTTGGCATCTTCCTTGAAGCAGAAGAAGCCTCCGGTGGCATTGATTCCGAATCGTTTGAGGATGGCGCGGAACCGGGTGTTGAGGACGGAAAGAATGAGATTTCTGTCGCTCTGGTTCTTGGCTTCTTCCATATCCTGGTGAACCTCTCCGAGTGAACGGGCGCCGTTTTCGCCCTGTTCGGTGGTGAGCGTGTTTCCAAGGATTGTTTTGCTGATGGAAGCGTCGCAGGCCTTGATGAGTGCGTCATACACTTCGTTGCTTCCGGTGCTGCCGCCTGTTTCGTGGATTTTGAGCTCGGTGCTGCGCGGGTGTATGCTGTATCCTGCGCCGCCCCATTCCTGCAATCCGCGTTCGATGTCTGCCCGTGTTGCTTCGTCGTAGTCGTCGTAGATCATTTCGCGGAACGGCATTCCGAACATTTCGGCAAACTGGCTCCAGTCACCGAAGCCTCCACGCTTGTAGATGACGTATTGCGCAGCCTTTGCGAACAATCCTTTGTCGTTAGGGTCACCGACCCACATCATATAGTTTGCCAAAGGGAGTTCCTTGTACAGCCAGTCCTTCGTGGGAGACCCCTGCTGGATGCTTACGCACTCGAAACCGTTTTCCGGGTGGACGTGCTTGCGCGGTATGAGGTCGAAGTCTATGAGATAGCATTCCTGGTCATCGTCCCAAGTGATGGCGTTGAACTGGAGTAGTGTATAACCCCAAGCCACGCTGTCGAGCATGTGCGCAATCACTATGCGCATGTCTGGCGAGTTGAGCAGATGGCAGATGTTTTCGTCTTCCTTTCCGTCAACAAGATATACGAGTTCGCGGTTGAGAATGGCATCCCGCCGTTTCCCCCAGGTAGCCTCTATCTGCCCGTCGAGGGTGATGTCTTCGTAGAGGTCGTACAGATACGAGCGTACCGGACAGTTGATGTTCTCGAAGGCACGGACGGCGCTCTTCCAGTTCTGTATGTCCTGCGTGTTGTGCGCGGCTCTGTGGATCTGGATATTCTGTACTATGATGTTGTCGGGGGTCTTTCCCGGTTTTCTCTTTGCGGCCATAGGTTAGTATTGGTTGTTGCGTTTTTTGTTGCCTCCGAAGGAGACGTAGGATGAACCGCCGGTGGTTCCGGTGAGGCGGGCGAGCCCGTCGATGGAGGCACGTTCGGCCTGCACCTCTTTGAGGAACTTGATGGCGTTGTTGTAGGAGGTTACGCGGTTCTCGGGCATCGACACGGGGTTGGCGATGTTGAAACAGTTGTAGAGGGCTATGTCCCTCACGAGCTTCACCACCATCGGCAGGCGGCTGTCGCCGGTCTTTGCGAACTCGGCGCGGATGTCGTAGCGTGCGGTGAGATAGCTTTCCACTTCGGCCTGTGCCTCGGCGATGGCCTGTTGCACATTGTCGGTATTGCGGGTCACCACGGCGATATGCTCGCTGCGTGCGCCCTTTTCAAGGTCTTCGGGCTGTAAATACATATTCAGTTAAAACTTGGATTGGTGTTGGTTGGGATTGGTGTAGTAGAGACACACTCTGGTCAGTTCAAGGTTGTCCTTAAGCCTTTTGTGCAGGATTCCCTTGGCGATGAGCAGATTGATACGTGAGCGGTCGTACACCCTTATCTTTCTGAACACTTGTATGACATAGTGTCGTTTGCCGGTTAACTTTTGCATCCTGTCTGCATGACGGATGGCGTTGCGTACCTGAAGAAATCTGATAAGTCGTTTGCATAATTCAATCATTTTGGTGAAACATTAAAGGTTAAACACGTCGTTTATTTCGAGGGCGTTTGCCCAGTATCAATTGCTCTGCTGATTGTTGCCGCGCTTTCTGCCCGGCGATGAACACACCGCCCTCCACACAGTCGGGGCCGTCGGCGGGCGCTTTGAGCTGCGGGGTGACCAGAAGGAACTGTTCGGCCAGCCGCTCCATGTGGGGGTTGCCCCGCTCGGCCTCGTTGAACACGAGCCGGCAGTTGCGGTTGAGGGGTTCAAGGTTGCCCTCGATACGGCTGAACTTGTCGGGTTTCTTTCGGGTGTCGGGCACCATGTTGAGCCAATAGCCCTTCTCCTTTCCCTTGGCCGCGAAAAGCGGGATGAACACCTGTTCGTAGAAAGGATCCTGCAGGGTGTTGTTCTCCACGTAGTTGTAAAGCTGTGCGCTGGCATTGCCAAAACTCCCGTTGATGTCGTAGAACCAGTCCACAAACTCGGAGTTGGTGGCGTGATCGAGGCGGCAGCGCAGGATGTAGAACACCCCGTCGAGCATTGCCACGGCGCAAACGGCCTTCATAGAATCGGCCTTGTTCTTGGAGTTCGACGGGGCGGGGGCACCGTAGATGATGATGTGCCGGAAACGGTTGGCGTTAGGCACCTTGCCCCATGTCAGTTCCTTGAACACGTCGCCCTCCGACAGCGGGTTGTTGAAGTACTCCTGCTGTACGGCGCGGGTACTGATCTTGGAGAGGATGAAGTCGATGTCCTCCTCGCTGTTCTTGCTCCATGAGGACTTCCCGTTTTTGTCGCGGATGTTGATGATGTCGAATTTGTCGGCTGCCTTTCCGGCACGGGCGATGCAGCAATCCTTGGCGATGACGTTACCGTTGAACAGGATGCGGGTGTCGCCGGAAACGGAGATGGTAGGGATAAGCGCCTGTTCGATCCAGTCCCACTTCTGCCTGATGCGGTCGGGGTTGCGGCACTCTTCGTCGGTGTCGATATCGTCGATGAGGATGAAATCGGGACGGGCGGCCTCGTTACGGGTGCCACGGGGCGACTGTCCCGCGCCCAGTGCCCGGAACGAGCAACCGCACTTGGCGATGAACTCACCGGCCTCCCAGTGGCCCGCCACCACCTGTTCGCCGTAGTCGTTGATGATGCGCAGGTTCTTTTCCAGCTGCATCATAAAGTGGAGCATCAGGCGACAGGCGTTGTCGTAGCTGTTCGACACCATCAGGAAGTTGCGGATCTTGCCGGTGAGGGCCAGATAAAGCACCTCGAACATCGAGCGTGCGGACTTGGCCAGCTCACGGCTCCATGCGCGCACCTCGTACCAGCGGCGGTGCGCCAACAGGCGTTTGGTGGCCGCAATGTGGAACGGTGCGGGTTCGGCGGTGCAGTATTTCGGAAAATAGTATTTGAACCACTCTTCCGGATTGGCTTCCAAATGGGCGATGCGACGTTGCCGCTCTACCTCGCTTTCCGAGCTGTCAACCTCCACGTCGGAGATGAACTGGCTGTAGTATTCCTCCCAGTCCTTCAGCAGCTGTTTGTCGGTTGGTTTTCGCAGTTTGGCCATGGTTACAGACAGGATTTGATGTAGGCGTTGAAGAGGCGTGCCACCTCCTTGCTGGTGTCGAACCCGGAGGTCTTGCGCACGAAGGAGAGAAACTCCTTGCCGGTGGCCATCTTCTCGGCGATGTTGGTTTCTGTCTCGAGGTTCTTGATGGATGCCGTGATTTTCACCACAGCATCGGCTTCCTTGGAAACGAGAAACTGTTCGCCGTCCGGGCGTTTCTCCACCATATCGTTCCACATCTTGAGTTGTCTGTACAGCCTTGATAGCTGCACGTCCTTTTCCACCAAGAGCGACACCTGCATATCTTCCCATTTGCCTTCCTTTACCCACTTGCATATTGTCACCTTGCTAACGCCCACGCGTTCGGCTATTTCAGCCTGCGTAATGCTTGAATCATTCAGATACAGTTGCTTCGCAAAGTCTTTTTTCTGTTCCCTCGTCAGTTCTGCCATAACTATTCATATTAAAAATGCAGTGCAAAAATAATGGGAACAAATGAATCAGAATATGAATCGTATCATTGTAGATATGGTTGTTATATAGATAGATACAAAATAATTAAGGTGTTGTTTCGGGGTGTATTTTTGCAGCTCATTTTGTTGGATTTAATGAAGAATATGAAAAAGAAAGCGTGCTGTGAAATGTATATGTACGGTCTTATAGGCCGCGGACTTGACATTGATGCAATAGAACTTGTGAAGGAAATAGAGGAAAAGAGAAAGGCCGGAATCAGCGATTTCGTGTTCTATGTCAACAGTGACGGTGGAGAGGTCGCACAGGGAAGTTCCATCTTCAATTATCTCGACAGGACGGATGTGAACGTAACCTGGGTGGTTGACGGTATTGCCGCCAGCATGATGGCCGTACTCATCACGAATCCGAAACATACTGTCAAGGCAGCCAGACACGCAAAATTTATGTACCACCGTGTCAGCGGATATGTTTATGGGAACAGTGATGAAGTAAGATCCGGTGCAGATATGATAGACAGCTTTGAGAGTACGCTGATTGAGATGATGTCCCAGCGTCTCCAAATGAGCATTGAGGAAACACGTGCCCAATATTTTGATGGTACAGACCATTGGCTTAGCGCAGAACAAGCTGTAAAGGCAGGTCTTTGCGACGAGATTGTGAACACCAATATGAATATCCGGGAGCTGGAGAACGTTACGGACGCCCGCAGCGCCTTCAACTTCTATAACAATCAAATTATTAATTCAAGTTTCGCAAGCTCATTCAGCGTACTGAAAATGAGCAAAATAAATAAAAAAATGTGGCATAAGATATTGCATAATTAACTGAAAATC